GAGCGTATATAACAACTGGGCTAACTGTATCGTTTAAGTTTTCGGCTGGGATAGCTGCGAAAATTTTAGCACACTCTGCCGCGATGTTAGTAGCTGTTACAGTTGTTCCTGTTACTTTGATATAACCACCCAAAGCAGCGTTATCGTAAAGTACTTTTGCAAATACCCCGTCAACTAGTCCAGCAGTCAATCCAGCTACTGCTGTTTGAGTAGCGGCTGTAATAGATCCTTGAGCTGAGCCTGGAGTTAAAGCAGCGATAGCTGTTTTTGTAGCGGCTGTAATACCACCCCAAAAGATTTTCTCTGAATCCTCAGAAACTGCCGGAGCGTATTGAGCTAAAACAGTTGAAGCGAACTCGCTAGACTCAATGTTAAAAGCACCTGGATTCATAGATCGTCCGAAACGGCCCGCTCTTAAAGATTCCTGTAAAAATGTTTGTTTGTACTCTAATTTGGTTGGAGTTATAGTACGATCTGTGATATTCATAGATCCACTATTTGAAAGCGCAGCACCTGTGTAAAGTTGTGCGGTTACATCTACTCCCGCTTCGGTAAAGATTGTTCCGGCTTTGATGTCACTATTGAAAGTAACATAACCCTCGTTGATTGTTTTGTTCGCGAAGAAAACTTCCTCTAGGATTGGCTCAACTGCCTTACCTCTAATGTCTACTGATGTATACGAAATTGCCATAATTTATTATTTTATTTGTGTTTGTTTAAAAAGTCTGTGTTTTTCTAATGGTGTCATTTCTGAAACCGATTTTGTTTGTTTTACTTCCGGGTTAAAAGCGATAGGCTTAACGCTTGCTAACTCTAATTGTTTTTTAACTTCCGCTAACTCAACTTTTAAAGCTGTGTTTTCAGATTCCAATTTTTCAATCTCAACTTTTACCTCTTCAAAAAAAGTTTCTTTTGAGATAGTTTCAACTACCTTTTTAGGTGTTTCGCTAGCTTCGATTTCAACCTCAATTGCTGGCTCCTCTTTTTTCATTTCAACGGCTTTAATAATTCCCTCAACTTCAACGGTAATAATCATTCCGTCAGTTGTTTCGTGAACTCCGATAGGCGCCGGTATAATTCCGTCTGCGGTTACTATTCCAACTGAATAGTCAGGCTCAAACGCTTCCGCTTCTAAAATTGTAACTCCGTCTATTAAAGTCATTTGAGCCAATTTTACTTCCAAAGAAAGTAAAGCTCGCACTTTGTTTAATGTTTGTTTGTACTCCATTTTATAATTAATTTGTTAATAATTCTTTTAATTGCTCAAATAGTTTCTGGTCTTCGGATTTTTGGTTAAAAAATCCCTCTATTGAAAAGCCTTTTATTTCGCCTGATTTTACTTTTTCTTTTATCTCTTCGTTATCGACTGAAATTTTTACTAACCACGTATTTATAGGATAATCAAAACCGTACTTTACTGATTTATCGTGGATCATATCCTCTTTTAACCAGGTCTCAACTACGGTAACCCCTTTAACTTTTGTTTTATGCTGTAATGTAGATTCAGATTGATAGCCCTGTATCATAAATTTATGCGCTATCTTTTTAATCGTTTCGCCCGAAAAATGAACTTTGTAAATCTCTTTATTTTCGTCTAACCGGTCAATTTCTAAGTCAGGAATTAACACCGCGCCAATAAGTATATTTTCTTTGAAATCAATTTCTTTAAATTCAATTTTATGAGATTCCGAAAGCGCTATCCAATTTTCTTGAATGGCTGGCCGGTCGACTAAACTAATCGCATAAACGCCGTCGTCGTCTTCGTCTAATATTAATTCAAAAGATTTTACCATATAAAGTAAACGATTAATTTGTGTTTTGTTTTAACCTCTAATTTCTTTTAATTTTTTACTCGCCCATTCAATACCAGCGTCACCGCCCCAGGCTAACCACATTAAACGTCCGCAGCCGTCCCCTAATTTACGCGTACTATTTTGACGATGTCTCTCAAAAGAGGCCATTCTAGCTATTGTATTTTCGCTAATCCGTTCGCGATTTGCTAATTGGTTGGCCCTCGCTTTACCTATACCAGTTCCGCAAGTTCCCCAGCCGTTTTCTTCGGCATATCTTAAAGCTATTTTTGCGTTTTCTGTCGCTTGTTCCGGGTAATCGTTGTAAGTTTCCATTTATCCTATTGTTGCTGATTGAACTATATTTCTGTCTAAACTTTGTTGAGTTGTAACATCGTTTGCAACTACATAAGCCTTAATAGGTTGCTGTTGTTGCCCCGCGATAGTTTGAGCTAATTGATTTGTTTGACTTGCCCCAACTACATTAAACGCCGGAGGTTGTGAAACTGATCCGCCACCGCCACCGCTAGAACTACTACCGCCTCCGCTTGAGCCACCGCCTGTAATTGATTTTGCCCCTGATATACCCGCCGCCAAAATAGAAGCTATACTAGTTGCAGCGCCAATTTTAGTAGTTAAAATTGATTTTAAATTACCAGCAACCGCAACGGGATAAGCGGGGTTTGGTATTCCTGGAGGTAAAATAGGAGGTATTAAAGCTAAGTTTGCGTTTGAAATTGCAATAGATTTAGAGGCCCCGACTATAATATCGGCGATTGCTAAACCTTTTTGTACTGCTAAAATTCCTAAAGCAACCGCTTTATTTTTACCCGCAAATTGTTGCAATAAATCTAAACCTGTATTTAAAGCGTTTCGTTTAGCTTGTTGTAATGCATTATCAATAGCTAACTCCTTTTCGGCTTGCGCTTTTGCGTCTGCTAATTTCTTTTCGTCCTCTGCTTTTTTTGTAACCGCGTCCGCGTCCGATTTTATTTTCTTTTGAGCGTCTATTTCGTTTTGCTTTTGTCTTTGCAAAATTGCGCGTTCCTCTTCGCTTCGACCTTGCTGAATAGCTAACTCGTTTAATCTAAAATATTTATCGTTAATATTTCTTATTTCAATATCCGTCGCCGACATTCCCTTTTCGGCTTGCTTATCTAATGCGTCCCCTATCGCTTGAGTGACTTCGTTTTCGTTTGCTGTACGCGCGTCGCTTTGTGCCTTAAGTGCGTCTTGAAAAGCCTTTTGTTCTGCTAGCGCTTCGCTATTATCTTTTTTGATTTGCGTTTTTTGTTTTTGCCTAGCCTTTTTTGCGTCCTCAGTTCGTTCCTCATCGGCTGCTAATAATTCACGATTTAAACGCTTTGCTAACTCTTTTACATTTGCCCCGTCCTCTTGGATTGCTTTTGCGTAATCGTCCTTTGCTTTTATTTTTTTAGCGGTATATTGATCGACCTGGTCGCCGTGTTCTTGCATAAACTTTTTATTAGTCGATAGCGTAGCGTTGGCGTCTTTTTTTAATTTATCTAATGCACGACTAGAGTCGGAAGTTGCACCGACAAAATCGGTAATTTGTTGAGATACATTTGAGATAAAATTACCAAATTTTGCAAGCCCTGGAATAACTCCCAAAACTGCATTTTTAACTTTGTCAAAGTTTTGGTATAAAGCAATAAGGCCTATTACAATAGCCCCGATTCCGGTACCAATTAAAGCAACGCGTAAAATTTTTAATGCGGTGCTAGCTCCCGTAGTTGCAACCGTACTAGCAACCGTTGCGGTCGCTTGCGCTTCCGTTGCTACCGTGTTAGCTGTAATTGCTGTAAAGGATCCGGTTTGAACAAAATTATAAAGGCCCTGTACGATTGTAGTGTTTTTAATTACGGCCCCTAATTGCTTAAAACTATCCACGCTTTCGCCTACCGCTTGAGCGCCTTGAGATAGTGCCATTGCGGATTGAACTTTCAAAAGCGCTGCCTCGGCGTTTTCGCTTTCAACTCCTAGCAAAGCCATTCCGCCCTGTACTGCTGAGAAACCACCGGCGACACCACTTAACGAAGCTGTTAACGCTTTAAATTTTGCGTCAGGATTAAACGCGTCGGTTAAGGCTTTCGCGTCCTGGATCCTATCTTTTAATTCTCCCGCTTTTTTAGCTGCGTTTACCGCCTCTCTCGAAGTCGCTCCGAATTTATCCGATAGCGCTGCTACTTCCGCTTGGGCCTCTCTTAGCTGAGATTTTAAACTTCCTAAATTATCCTTAACCTCTAAATTTACTACCTTATTTTCCATTGTCTTTTTAGTTGTTTAAACGCTTTATTCCAGCTGTCAATTAATTCAAATTTGCCTTTTGCTATTTCTATATTTTCGCTTTGACCGTAAAACTCATCGAGCGCTAAAAGGTCTAAAATGTTTTTTATCATAATATTCTAAAATCGTTTAATAATTCAAATTGCACCTCGCCGGTTGTTAATTCTAAATTCATAGAATTAATAATGTATCTTTTATCCCGGATTATTAACCGATCATTTAATTTTATCGTTGTCAATATTGAAGTCGGTAAATAGGTTTTTATTTTTATCAACCTGGATTTAATGTTAAAAATATTAGCTAAATATTGGTCGTAATTTTGAGCATATAATCCGTTTGTTATAATTTCGTTAGTTAGTGTCGATTGCTGAGTCCCAAAATTTAAACTAAATGTATTACCACTTATTAAAGTTTCCTGTCCGAATGCTTTATAAGTTGTATGAGCTGTCGAAGTCCCTCCGGTTAAATTTGTATTAAAGTAAAATTGCGGACAAGTTGTTAATCCTGATGGGTTATAATCGTATAAAATAACCGCTTTCGGTACGTATTTCGCTAAATCTGACTTCAAAGCGTAGCCAACCTGTAATAATCCGCCCCCTATATTGTTAAAATTTAAGTCCTCAAAGGGTAATTTTATTGAATATTCCTCGCCATCATATCCAGTATCTGCGGACAAACTGCCATATTCTAACCCTGTGTTACCTAAAAAACCTACATTTATTATCGATTCGCTCTTTTCGTATTCAAAATTTATCTTTTTAAAGGTCTTTACACGGTTAACACTTGTATTCGATTCAATATCTATATACTTTGTAATGTCTATAAATGATCCGTTATTGTAGTAATCGTCAATCCTTTCAAGTGTGTAGTTTACCCCGTCAGTAGAAAAGCAAGTTAAATTAAACATTTTTAAAAGTCCGCTAAAAAAATCCTCTATTTTAATTTCGGGGAAGTAATTATTTAAAGCTATTTCGCTTCCGCTTTGTGCTGTTTGATTTGATGTTTTAGTTAGTGTTATTGTTCCAGACGCGACATTACCTTGACCTAGATTTATTCTCCAACCTAATACTAATCTTGAATTAAAAGTAATAGAAGTATTTACAGGGCCAATAAAAACTTGAAATGATGTATTTTTATAAGTTGAAGTTAAACCAAAAAATATAAATTGCTGTTCTGTTGTTGTTGATGTTGTACTAAAACTTAAAATTTGTATTCCATTAGCATATAAATAAACGTTATATGGTATTCCTGTGGTTGTTGGTGTTACATATAAAGTCAAAGAATTTTCTCCAAACAATGAACTTGTAGTATATGTTTCAGTAGCTAAATCAACACTCCATAATCCATCGCCATTTGTTGTAGTTTTAGTATCGTAAGTGATTAATGTATGTTTATACTTTGGCACAAAATCTTCTGCGTTTTTTAACCATAAATAAGCGTTTAAAAATTTATTATTTGTTAAAAATGATCCGTCAAAATTTACGCCGAAATCGTTTTCAATCATATTTAAAACCGCACTAACTCGCAAAGCTGGGAATAATTCATTGTATCTAATTGGATAATTTGTATTAGTTATATCATTAACACCACCTTTTGCATAGTTCCAATAACGGCTAGAACTAATCAAAGGGAACATAACGTCTGCGCTCGTGGTTGTGCTAACTACTTTATTTTTTACTATTGTTGGTGTATATTCAAAATCATAAGTATCGTCAGTCAAATCCTTTAATAATTTACCCGCAAACTTATCTTTTAAATTTGTTAAATTACCGACAAAATTAATGCTGTAATTCTCAGGGCTTCCGTTTTTAACCGTTGCGCCCTCAAGCTGTATTTTACCATTACGAAATGGTATAGTATCTAGTTCGATGTAAGCCTCAACTTTTAAATTAGAATTAAATCCACTATCGATACTGCTTTCGTACCAATGTTTGAAAATTCTATTATTTTGTTTTGTAGCAGGTATAGTAAACGACTGCGAAAAATCCGTAGTTACTACTGATATATTTGCAATATTTTGAATTGAGGAATTGAGCGAAATTTTCTCATCATCAAAAAAATCAACTCTCAAAAACTCGTTATCGGTTTTAATAAATAAGCCTACTATTATCATATAACGTCATTTATTAAATTATAAGCGTATTCAAACTCAACCTCGTAATTTATCATTTTATCTTTTAAAACACTTTTTAATTCACTACCTTGTGTTTTAACTTGAACTGGTTTTCCGTCTATTAATACTGTTTCACTTAATAACAAATCAGTAATTAATTCATAATAATTTT